GAGTGATGCCGCTAGCCATCTCGGCCCGAACGAGGCGTTGTGCTTCTTCTCTTGGCTGTGTACTAAGCGGATGTTCAATCCGCAGAATTACCTCCTAGAGACGAATCAGGTTAAGGTAATCGCTTCCGCAAGCCGTGTTTCCAAGATGCTTGATATTTACCAGACTGAATTGTGCAACAATGTTACCAAGACGATGATAGCACTTTTGTCTAATCCTTCCATGGAACAGTACAAGAGCACTATCGTCACCAACCTCTACCACCTGTTCGACCGTATATCCGTAGAACATGTTGCGGACGCATACGAGACTTATATCAAGCCTGCGGTTCTCCAAAATGACAAACCTGATTGGTTTATAAAGCTTACTCACACTAACGAGGAGACTTGGAGTAAGATTAAAACGATAATCCAGGGGAAGGGAAAACCTGTCGTTAATGTAAAAAAGTCTAAACAAACCAAGAAAAAGTAACTTTTTTCACGAAACCCCTTGCCAAAGGGGTTTTAATGTACTATATTCTTAGTCAGTGAAATGAAAAGTCTCACTCAACAAAAGGTAAAAATATGATTATCAAACTCAATATCACAGGAATGCCTTCAACTCGTTTGAAGCTTACAAGCAAACTTTTCACCCAGCTTCACGTCGAACGCAAGACTGACAAATTCGGTCGTCGCGTGTCTACGTCTTGGACAACTGGTAACACCGAAGTTACTCTCGAACGTTACCATTCCAACAAGAACAGCAAGGATGTTGATGGCGTGATTTACGTCGGTCGTTCCTTCCAGCAGTACATGGATAAGTTTGATGCAGACCTCGGTCTCCGTCTTGCTACCGTTCGTGCATTCACCAAGTTCTTCTCCCTCAATGGATTGAACGATGATGCAGCCAAGAAGCTTGCTGACGCTGCCGCTGAAGTCGTCGTGGCAAACAAGGATAAGAAGAGCGCTGTTATTGGCAGTGCTACACCTGCCAAGAAGGTGAAGACTGTTGCAAAGACCGCTGCTGCAAAGAAGCGTGGCCGTCCTGCTAAGTCCGACAAGGCTGTGGCATCTACCGCACAGGCTTCTGCCGCTCCGAAGAAGCGTGGCCGTCCTCGTAAGCAGCCTGTCTAAGGAGGAAACATGAAGAAGGAATTCAGTGGCTACCTCAGTGCATTCACGCCTGCGACAAAGGACAATGTTCCTTTTGTCAAGTTCTCCATCAAGACCAGTGAGAGCGGTGCTGGAAAGCATCTTCTTGACGGTACTCAGGAGCTTGACAATGCGTTTTCGAGTGTGAAAGATTTCGTAACGAACAAGGGTTATGGAAACACGAAGTGCGACCTTGATGACCCTCTTCGTGTTAACGTTACCTTTGCATCGTTCTCCTACGAAGCATTCCTTGTCTCCATCGCTGTAAAGAAGAAGGTTGACAAGGAACTTGGCGACGTAGCAGAATACACCTTCAATTTCGAAAAGGACCCGAGCAACGATGATACTCAGTTCTGGTCTTCCCACCTAAAAGTCAAGGAAACTGACGAAGGCGGTGATGAACAGGAAGATGAAGACGGAGTCTCTCCCGTCGATGCTGAAATCATGGCTCAGACCGACAACCTGTTTGGTCTTCTTGACGAGTCCCCGAAGAAAAAGAAGAAGAAAAAGTCTGGCTTCATCATGTACGCCGTCACGGTTGAAACACCTGAAGTCGAAGACGGAACCGAAGATGTCCCGTCCGAGGATGCTGAATGATGAAGTATACACCAGACACCGATAAGGCGTTGGCATGGATTTTTATCCTTGTCATGGTTGTCGGAATATTGGTGTACTTTTTCCGAGGTTAGGATTGGTTTGGAGTGAGGAAAGGCTACCCTTTTTGGTAGCCTTTTCTGTTTACATATGGGCGCCTCTGTCAAACAGGCCGCAAACATTTTCCTCGGTTAAAACAATCCAGTTTACACCTCGGCTGATACACCAGTTTCGTGCAGCAGCCCATTTTGCTTGGTTTACCATCACTTCTTCGCATTGCTGGTAGTAACGGAGCATCTTCTTTTGGTGCGCCCTTACCTTCTTGGGATTTGCACTTTCCTGCAATGCTTTTGGTGGTTTCGGCATGACTGAAAATTTCTCGGGCTTAATTTCAATTAGGAACTTGTTTATCTTGCCCTCATTGTTCGCCTTGCACTCACAGTAGATATCGGGAAAATACTTGCTCATCTTATGGAGTTTTGGCGACATATAATAGATTTCGAAATCAGGTTCGTATCCCCATTTCAGTACATAGTTGTTATTGTCCATCGCTTGGAAAATTCGTTCTTCCCAAGACGACTTGCATATCGGTGCGGCCAGATTTTCCATGTACTTCTCTGGATGCACCAATTTGTAACGAGCGTGTTTCGTCTTTGTTCCATAAATCATGTTGCCCCCTATTTACCAAGAATTCCGTTTATTTCGTCTTCGTTGTAGTCATCGACGAGTTCGTATGTCACTTCAATCTCGGCAGGATATACGTCGATTGCAGCTCGTCCAGTCTGATTTGACGGGAACGGAGTAAACTCCTGACTCATGTTTACTGGGTAGACCTTCTTGCTGCAGTTATCGAGAATCTTCGTAAGTTCGTCAACAGTGTCGCTTGACATCTTGTAATCGGCGAGCATCCTGAGCAGCTGGTAGTATTTCTCGGTGAAATATGGGCTGACCGTCTTGTCAATCAGATTATGGGAGATTGCGATACACTTCTTCTCTTCTGATTTCGATATGGGTTTCTCGCCAACATTTACTCCGTTTTCCATATCTGGTGCCGTCCTGAACTGGATAGCTTCCTCGACCTTGCTTGTCGGGGTGTTGGCTGCGGTAGACCTTCTATGGTCACTGCACTTCTTCTTTATTCCAGATGCTTCAAGCTGGGACAGTAGCGAATCGAACTGGGTCTTCGGGTTGTCACGGTAAATCTCACGGAACTCGTAATCGGAGAATGATTTGTAACCGAGCTTTGCCGCAATGCACAGGTCGTAAAGGTCTGCTTCAAAGGCGCCCTGCCAGAACGTGTCGTTAAGACGGAGGTTCTCGTTAATCTCCTTAATCTTGCCCTCGATGTCCTGCATCAGGCCTGGGCAAAGATGGCTGAAACATACCGTCCAGCTCTTGAAGGTGTTAATCATGTCGATAATCGACATTCCGTAAAATTCCCTGTTGTTCTTGTATTCAAGTGTGTAGATGAAGAAGCACTCGAAGTTGCCAACCATCTTGATGAAACCCGAAACATCGAACTTCTGGGTCAACAGGTCGGCATAAGCCTTGATAAGTGCCCTGAGTGGCTTCATGAGCATTTCGAAGGTCATCTCGATTGCTTCCTTGATGCTCAGGTACAGCTTCAACAGGAAGTCGTAGAGTAGGTCGTTCAGGGAACCTGCGATGCCACCACCGATTCCAATTCCTACGCCAAGCGACAGCGGGAACTTGTTCTGGAGACATTCCAACACCATCTCGGGGTTTCTGGAAATATCGTTTCCGTCGGCATCCTTGTTGCAGCCTGTTACGCATGCAATTGCACGACAGAAGCACGGGCAATCAATCATTATTTGGAGGAGTTCATCCCAGTTGAAATCAAGGCTGACGCTTGCACCGACCCCCACTTCGAGAGATGCGGACATCTTGATATCGGATAGCAAATCCGTGATGCACTTGAATACTGCGTCGTTGAAATTCAGCAGGGCTTCTTCAAGGCGTAGGCGGGCTGCGTCAATCTTTGCGAACAGGACGAATGCCGCCTTTGTCGCAATGTCGATTGTACCCTGAATCCACGCAATCCATGTGCCGATTGTCTGGCACAGCGATTTGCTCAACGTAAGTGCTCCGTCCAGATTGACAGGAAAGTTGAAATTGTTGTATTCCGTGAAGCTCTTGTTCAGGTTTGATAACATGCCGACGGCAGCATAGGCGTTGATGCCCATGGTTTCCCTGCACCAGTCAAATACGACCTTTGTGCAGTTGGTTGCTTCCAGCTTGCTAGTTACATTGTTTACGGAGTTAGCGGCCTTCTCGACAGCTTCGGTGAAGCTGCTCAAGATGCTGGAATCCGTTTCGGTAGCCGAAGTATCCTGTCTAGGCGAAATTACGTCTGTGATGCACTTTGCCATTTTGTATGCCGCATGTTTCGATTATAGTTTATATCTGGTCCAAAACCGTGTCTGCATTATAAACTATCATTGAATCGACAGGTGTATTATGGCCGATATAAACCAAAATAAATCTACTCAAACGTCCAATCAGAAAGTCAATCAGACTTCTGGCAATGACTCAATCAAGTCAATTGCCGATGCTCTTGCTGCATTGCCGAAAGATACCGAGCAGACGATGAAGGGGTTTCTTGACCAGCAGATGGCCAATGCGAAAAACGTAAACGACGAGCTGGTTGAACAATTCGGAAGCGCTATTGACAATAGCGATATTGCTGCCTCCTTGAATGAAGTCAAGGACTATTTCCGCAAGTCCAGTGAAGAAAGAAAACAGGATGAGGAAGCGGCGAAACAGCAAGAGTTCATGTCGAATATACAAAATGACCTCGAACGGATAATGGAAATCCAAGGTGATTCCCTCAGGGCTGAGTTGAAACGTGATGAGGCTGTCAATGATGCAAACCTGAACGAAGTCGAAAATAAGGAAGATGAAAAGGTAGACGAAGATACAAATGTCGTAAATGAAGATATCAAGCCTACCGAAGTGAAAGTCGATGTACAGCTCCCTCAACTGGAAGAAAAGGAACCTGCTGACAACGTTCCTGTCGAACCCAGCAAGGAAGAAACATTGCTGGGAGATATCGCTAAGTCCCAGACTGAGCAGAATTCCTTGTTGAACGATATTGGCCAGAAGTTGTCCGAGGTCGATGAGGCTGAACCCGATGAAGTAAAGCCCAATGAACCTAGCAAGGAAGAGAACTTGCTTAACGACATTGTTACGGCACAGACAGAACAGAACGCATTGCTGAGTGATATCGGCAAGAAGTTGCCAGATGTCGATAGTAACGAGCCAGTAATAGACAATGCTGAAACCAACAAGTTACCCGAGGTTGATGAAAACGAAAAGGAAACCCCTGATGAACCCAAAGAGGATTCATCGAAGGAGGCAGAAAAACGGTTTTCCGAAGTAAATGACAACTTGGGAAAAATCAACGATAGTCTGGACGATATTTTAGACCAGTTTGGCGACTCCGTTGCGAACACGGACATCAATGAACCTGTTCCAGTAAATGTTCATGTAGATGTAGAAAACAAGCAGCCTGAACCCGAAAAAACTGCCGAGGAAATTTCTGATGAGCCGAAATCGGTTGAACTTGCCGAAGGTAGCATGAACAGCCTTCGTGAACTTGCCGATACAATCAAGCAGAATGAAGATGACCTGTTAGAAAAGCTGGGAAATCAGGCGGTTGAATCGAATGCAGAAAATGCTCGTTTGAATAAAGACTCCATCACTGAGTTGGCAAACGACATTTCTGGAGCCTCCGATGCGATGAACAATCAGGATGACACTCCGTTAAAACCTCGTGCGGATGAAAAGGCTGAAACTGAGGATAACTCACGTAATGAACGGCCTGTTACCGAGAAGAGTCTTCAGTTTGACGAGGAGACGAATCAGGCGACTGCAACGGAAGAACCTGCACCAGTCCTAGATACCAGAATGGACATGGCTGCACGGGCGGAAAGGGACATTACACCTACATTGAACGAGGTGCAAATGTTCAACAGGATGTCATTGACAAAGGAAGAAATTCTGGTGCTTGCATCGGAAATAGGAAAGGCTGTCAGAGAAAACCTTGTTGACAGGGAAGGCGACAGGGCTCGTGATGCAGCTTATCTGAATGAAGTTGAAAGAATCATGAAGGGTTAGTGTATGGCGGAAAATAATAGCATATTCGGTAAGAGAACCCGTTACGGTATCAAGGAGAGTTACGCACAAGATGCGAAGGGAATTATCCATAACTCCATTAACGAGCTTAATCCTAACGTAGTTAGAATTGAACCTCTTGGCCCTACTGCTCGCCAAGTGTATCTGGGCCCAGTTCATGCTGCAGCCGACGCATTGAAACTGCGTATGGCGTATGCGATGAACCCAGATGCGTTCAAGCCTTTTTATGGAATATTGACTCCAAATGACCTAACAAACGTGTGCATCAATTTCGCATCCAACTGGACAAGGGAAAATGGCAAAAGTTCGTTTGACCGTGCAGTTGAAATTCTCAAATCACCTGCTGTTGCAATGCCGCTGGGAGCAAATGTTGGCGAAACCATAGGCGAGAAGCTCGGTGGTCACGATGCGGCAGGATTTGGATTAGGAACAGCGGCAGGCGCCATTGCTTCTTTCATCGCTGATGGAAAAACTGATAAGAACGGCAAGGGCACATCTCTTGTAGACAAGGTGTCATCGTTTATTGGAAATGTCAGCGAAAAGCTTGGGTCTACTACGGAATTGTATGGAATGGACTCTGCATCTACTGGCGCTTCTACATTGAAACGGTATGCTGGTGCAAATATGAGTATTCCAGCAAATCTTACATTTACATGGTATATGCCAGAACAGGAAGACTTGTTCCGTCTTTCCATACACAGGCTCTTGCAGCTTGCTTATGTAAGGCGTGCTTACTCAGACAAGACTGAGTTCTACGATAATCTGAGAGCAGCCACTAACGCTGGTATGCAACAGTCGTTCATCAATGCGAAGAATTTGAAGGATGAATTGAGCGGGGTTGCCAAGACGTGGGTTGATGTTGGCACTAGCATTATCGAGCAAGGCGAGAATATTGCTCTGGACGATGCATCACTTCGTGCGTTTGCCGAATCGAGAAAGGGACAGCTTAATGATGGTATCGTTGATGCGGCTGGAAGCGGAGTCAAGGTTGGAAACGCTATTGCAAACGGAATTACGAACATGACAGATGCCCTTGGCCAGACCATTGATTCAAACGCTGCTGAAATGAGTGAAAATGGACAGTTTGCCGATGCGGACAAGCAAAAGATGGTTGATGGAATGAACCGTATCATATCTAAGGTATTGGAGGCGTATGTCGAGGGAAGTACGTTCATGGGAGCGAACTTCGTCCTTGTACCAAACCCTGTTCGCCTTACGATAGGAAACATCCTCGATGTCGAACCTATGGTTATTGACAGTGTTAAAATCATTCCTTCGGAAGAGCTGTTCATCAACAGCATCGGTGCAAGCATCCCTGTGACTATGAAAGTACAGGTTACACTGAGCCAGTGGATGACTCCTGGCCCGAACCATGACTTCATTCACCTTATCGGTGACAATCTGTTTTATCCTATTCCTACGAAGGATTCGGACAAGTCCAAGTAATGGAGGTTTATATGGCTGATGAAACGAATTACCCTAGATTCAGGGATGACGAGCTTTCCATGCTGACCTTGGATAATGTTCAGGGTTACGAGCAGGGAAGGCCTGATGTTATCGCTCGCCGTACGATGGGCAGCAGCAGGATGTGCAAGGTGTTCTGTGCGGCAAACCATATCAGAAATCCGTTGCCATGCCGTGATTCAGTTCGTATATTTGAAGAAAGCGTGTATAACGAACTGTACATGAAAGGCTATCGTGGCGACCAGTTGAAGGCTGAATACAAGAAGATGCTTGATGAACTTGAAGAAACTCCTGAATACTGGTTGCATTACAACAACTTGTTCAACGGGGTTATCAGCGAGGTTAGTGTCGGGACAGCGGTCGTTGTGCCACAGCTTAACGATTCTTTGACTTGGTTGAAGAAATACGATTCAAACATTCGATAGGTAGGCATTCATGCTTAATATAGACAACATAGATAGCGCCTCGATAGAAATATACCTCATGGGAAGGGTTTATCCGAATTCCCTTGTGACGAAGTTTGCCCTTACCATACCGTTGAACGGTGTTCCATACGGCATTGCCACTATACAGAACGTTGATGATTCAAATGCGATTATCCATACAGGCGAATACGGTATCATGAAATTCAACAATACTGGAAGTTCTGCAATGGACAACACCCCATTGACATTCGTCGTCATGGACTCCTCTCCAATCAAGGTTGTGCCTGGTACGAACAACAGCTATCAGGACATCGTTTTCCGTCTGGGTGCTTTCGAGACTATGGACACAAGGACGTTCCAAAAGTACGGTACGTCAACGGAGACGATGCAGCAGGTGTTTAGGCATCGTAAGATTGATGACCCTGTAATCGTAATCCCGCCGAAAACGACGGGTGACATGATGAATTGGATTGTCGTCAAGGCTGACATGGAGAATACCCTTAACGATATCGTTGAGCATTCCTTCCTCGAAGGCGACTATGTGTATTACGCATTCTCTACCGAGAAGTGTAACTATGTCGTATCAAGCATAAACCGTTCAAAGAATTATTACAAGCATCAGATGCTGATGTACTATGTGAACGCAAAGCGTGGCGGCAATGCCTCGATGTTTGAGGATTCTGACTCTGGTTATGTCACTTGGTTCTATACCACGGACAACAGGTGGAGCGATGCTGGCAAGAACAAGAAAGACCTGTTCCCTCACCTTACGTACATGACCCTGACTGACAACAAGCCTGATGTCGGCCTGTGCGATAACGAGTGTTTCGGCAAGCTGTTGAAAGGGGCTGGCTACACCAATCAGGAAGAAATCGACAATTCCTTTGGCCCTGCTGGCTATACTTTCGGTGATGCCTATATGATTCGTGACTGTACGGTGAACACGCATAACATGTATCAGGTATCTCCATTTATCCGTCGTCGTTATCTGGCCACCCTTGGAAAGAAGATGAATGTGACATTGACAAACCTGATGGGTCCAGATGTGGGTTCGTCCGTGTATGTCTACGCCAAGTCCAAGGAATTGAGGGACGACTTTTCCGCACCTGACCAGATTTACTGTGACGAGTATATCGTCTTGGGCAAACAGATAATTAAAAACGATGGAATTGATAGTGGCTCGGCTACCTCGGAAGATACCCTCATCACCG